GCTGGGCGGTGGCATTGTGGGCATCGACGTAGACCACTGTATAGACGGCGCTACCGGCGAGCTGAACGAGGTGGCGGCAGCCGTGCTTGCGGCCACAAAAAGCTATGCGGAGCTTTCGCCGTCCGGCACCGGCCTGCATATTCTGTGCAGGGGCAACAAGCCCGGCGCCGCGTGCAAAAACACAGCGGCGGGGTTTGAAATGTATGCGGAGGGCCGGTATTTTACCGTGACGGGAAATGTGCCCGGCGAGGCGAGGCCCTTCTGCGAGGACCAGGCCGCGCTGGACGCTTTGTACAGGAAATATCTGAAGAAGGAGGCCGGGGCGCCGTCTGCGCAGCGCAGCCTGCCCGCGCCGCCGGCACTGGAAGACGCCGAGCTCGTGCGCCGCGCTGCGGCAGGCAGGGACGGCGCGCGCTTTGAGGCCCTGATGGCGGGCAGCTGGCAGGGCTACTACAAGAGCCAGAGTGAGGCTGACCTTGGCCTGTGCAATCTGCTGGCGTTCTGGTTCGGGGCTGACGCCGCCCGTATGGACAGGGTGTTCCGCACCTCCGGCCTGATGCGCAAAAAGTGGGACGAAAAGCACGGCAAAGAGACCTATGGGCAAATGACCATCGGCAAGGCGGTGGCAGACTGCCGCGAGGTATATTCCCCACCGCAGCCGGACGCCGCGGGGATGGACGCCTTTTTCGCGCCGGGGGGCGCCGCACCGGCGGGGAGGCACAAGCGTTATACACAGGACGACACAGGCAACGCACTGCGGTTTGCCGATGCTTACGGCGAGCGGGTGCGCTACAGCCACACGGACAAATGCTGGTTTGTATGGAATGGCGCGTGCTGGCAGAGGGATGAGACCGATATCGTCAAGCGGCTGGCGGACGCCCTACTGGACGGCATGGAAAAGGAACTGTTCGGCCTGCATGACGAGGATACCGTCAAGGCCTTCAAGGCGCATCTGCGCCGCAGCCGGTCCAGCCGGGGCAAGGAGGCCATGCTGAAGGAGGCGCAGCATCTGGACGGCATCCCCGTGACGCCGAACATGTTCGACCGCCACAAGGGCCTTTTGAACGTGGCAAACGGCACGGTACGGCTGCGCACCGGCGAGGTGCAGGAGCACCGCCGCGAGGATTACCTGACGCGCATTGCCCCGGTGGAATACAGCGCCGGGACCGCCTGCCCGATGTGGGAAAAGTTTATCGGAGAAATCACCGGTGGCGACGCCCAGCTTGCACATTATTTGCAGGTGATGGTGGGCTATATGCTGTCGGGTTCGACGCAGGAGCAGTGCGTCTTCTTCCTCTATGGGGACGGGGCCAACGGCAAAAGCACCTTTCTGGACACGCTGGCCGCCATGCTGGGCGATTATGCCATGAACGCCCAGGCAGAGACGCTGATGGAGAAAAACCGCAGCCAGGGCGGGGCGCGCAGCGACATCGCCCGCCTGAAGGGCGCGCGTCTGGTGACCACCAGCGAAACAGACGAGGGCGTGTTCCTGAACGAAAGTCTTATCAAGCAGCTGACAGGCGGCGACGCCATCACGGCGCGCTTTTTATACGGCAAGGAGTTCGAGTTCCGCCCGGAATTTAAAATCGTGATGGCAACGAACCATAAGCCGCGCATCCGAGGCACAGATACCGGCATCTGGCGGCGCATCCGGCTGGTGCCCTTTACGCAGGCCATCCCGGAGGAGAAGCAGGATAAACGCCTGCCGGAGAAACTTCTGGCCGAGCTGCCGGGCATCCTGAACTGGGCGCTGGAGGGGTGCCGCCAGTGGGTGGAGGCGTCTAAAAGCAGCCGCAGCGGGCTGCCGGAATGTGAGGCTGTGCGCACGGCGACGCAGGAATACCGCACGGAGCAGGACAGGCTGACGGTGTTTCTGGACGACTGCACCTACCCCAGCGCCGGCCAGACGCTGCAGGCGGCCGTATTCTACCGCATATACCGCGCCTGGGCGCAGGACAACGGCGAGAGGTTCCCTGTGAGCAGCCAGCGCTTCGGGCGGGAGATGAAAAAGCATTTCGCGGCCCGGACGACGCGTGCCAACACAGAATATCTGGACATCGGCCTGACGCACAGCGGGCACAAATATCTCAACTGGACGCTGCAGCCCGCGCAAAACCGTCGCGAGCAGGCAAAAGGGCCGCTTTGGCAGCAGGAAAGGCTGCCAGAAAGCTGAGGTGTGGTGGATTGTGGTGGTTTTCGGCCTTTTTGTAAAACTTTTCTCCTGAGCAGATTTTTTTCTTCTCATCTAGGGACTTTTTTATTTTCTATAAAATCCACCACAATCCACCACAGAAAAAATAAGGTTGCTGAGCAAAAATGAAAAGCAGGGAGGCTGAAGCTATTGTCGAAATTTATCATTAAAAATTTCATGAGTGGAATTTGAGTTATGGGCAGTCAACACTTGTTGTGCTAATTCTAATGAGATATAGCTTTAAAAAACCACCAATAAAGGTGGGATAAGATAAAAAACTATCACTTTTTTGAAAGGAGTTTGGCCATATCAGTGTACAAAAGACAGAGCTTATGCATCTCTTCAGAATTTAAATTTTCCAGAATTTCTAATGAAAACTTACCTCGAGTACCATTAAACGCAATATGAAATGTTGGAGGCGTGTCCATTGGCGGCTGCTTTTTAAGTTTCTCCTTTAGAAGCTGTAAAATTTGGGAAAGTTTGCTTTTTAAAGCTTCAACAATAAAGTCCGTGGAGATAGAAAGAAATAGGTTTTCAGCAACCCATATAATCACATCTGGAGGTATTGGCCCGCCTATCTCATCGGGGATAGTGGTTACACGGATTCCATCCTGAGAAAGCTGATCAAGTTCCTCAAGGGTGGGCTCAATCTCGCGGCAGTCTACACAATCTATAGTAATAGCATCTGGAGAAATCCCAATGTCATGAGAAAACATTTAACTCACATCCTTTCTTAGAACCAAATGATACCATAAACCGATGAAAAAAACCATTATGAAAGTGGAGGAATGACCTTTGGACTGGAGAAAAGAGGCTGAGAACGAGCTGAAGGCACATGAAAAGCGGAAGGCGGCGCTGCGCAGCCTTTCCGAAGAAATTCGCGAGCTGCAGGCGCGCACATATGGCAGCACGGCTCCGGCCACAGACGCGGTGCCTGTACAGGGCGGCACGAGCACGGCTGAGGGGCGGCTGATTGCGGCCATAGACGAGCTGGAACGCAAGAAGGAGGCCTACCGCGCCACCAAGCGAAAGGTGGATGCGGTAGAGCGCGGCTTAACCACCCTGACGGTACAGCAGGTGGATATTCTGGACAGGTTTTTCATTCACCGCACGCGGGGACATGTGCAGGCGCTGGCTGAAGCATACCATGTGGAACAAAGCCGGGTTTATACTTTGAAGGATGATGCCGTGCGGGATTTTACGCTTGCCCGCTATGGAGTAGTTGATTCCTGAAAAAGAGTGGAAAAAAAGAGGAGGTTTTTTTTAAAAATCTGTGGTATGATGATAAAAAGAGAAGCCGGGGAATTACTCCCCGGCTTTGTTCTTATCAATATAGCTGGCAATAAATTTTTTGATTTCGGTAGTAGGTGTGGTTTCGTTCTTTTCACACGCGGCGCGGAAGGCGGCAAGGACATCCGGCTTCAAATCGAGTGGAAACCGAACATAGGTTTTGCGGTTGTATTTCTGCTGGCTTTCATACTTTCCACCCATAGTTACACCTGCTTTCCATAAGCCTGCAACAACCGGCTGCTCACCTGCACCAGAACTGTACCGGACAGCAAAACCGTGATGAGCTTCAACCACGCAGGCCAGTGCAGGGCGACGCCAAAAACCAGAGACACGACAAGCGCCCAGAAGGGCGTATCCTGCTTCTTCATTTGCTATTTCCTCCAATTTGTTATATACTATAATTGTCCCCCAAAGGGGGCCGGGGCNNGTGCTGTAATTAGTGCGGCGACCGCTACAATCGCTTTGATTATCAGCTCTGCAAGTTCCTTGGGCTTCAGCCCTTTTTGTTTGGGTTTCCTGCTCATGGTGTTCACCTCCCTTCCATGATTATAGTATAATACACGGACGTGTATTTGTCAAGCGATTTTCCATGGATTTGTATATATTTTTTAGCCTGCGCTTTTCGGCGCGGGCTTTTGTTTTGCCTGAAGGGAGGCGGTATTTCTGAAAAATCCCCGTTATGCGAATGGGGCCCTGCGGAGAAAATACCGTGCCAGACTTAAGGCGATAGGTGGCGAATGCGGCATATGTAAGGGACGCTTTGGGCCTATCCATTATGATGAGCCTTCGGATGCAGCGCATCCGCTGTCTTTTGTAATAGATGAAATAAAGCCTGTATCCAAGTGGAGACAATTTGGGTATTCATCACCGCGTGCAGCTGCTGAGGATTGGGAAAACCTCCAGCCCGCCCATTATTTCTGCAACGCACAAAAGAGCAACAAGGTGTATGGAGGTGATAACCCCAAAATAAGATATTGCCCAAAAATCAGTGATGGGGAATGGTAGAGGGGGAGGGGGCCCATCCCCCCTACGCGGCGCCCCCGCAGCCGTCAGCGCCGATTTACACACAGGGGATTTTTTGAAAGGGGGAGCGCGGGATGGTGAGGATGAAAGCGGCGACGGCCAGGGGAAACCGATTGGAGGAGTTGAAGGCGCTGGCGCGGGTGCTGGCGGAGAATATCGACGCATGCGAGGACGCCCGCGCGCTGCCGCCGCTGGCCAAGCAATACCGTGAGACCATATATGAAATTGAAGAGATAGAGGGGAAGGAAGGCAATGGCGACGAGATCAGCGAGCTGCTCTCGGCAAGGCAGGCTGACGGGAAGCCAGGAGCCGTGCGAAAGGCGCGCGCCGGCTTACCGAAGCAGTGACGGGATGGACGCCGCCCGGCTGCTGCACATAGGCGGCACGCTTTTGGACCCGTGGCAGAGCGACATTTTGGCCGACTGGATGGGGCGGGACGCGGCGGGCAGATGGGCCGCCCCCACCTGCGGGGGAAGCGTGCCGCGCCAGAACGGAAAGAGCCTGCTATTACAGGGGCGCGCGGAGGCGGGCATGCTGATGTTCAACGAAAGTGTCATTTATACAGCGCACCTGCAAAAAACGGCCACCGAAACCTTTGAGGAAATGCGTGATTTTTTTGAGGGCCCTAAATTGCGCGGACATGTGGCAGAGATAAAAACGGCCCTGGGCCGTGAACAGATTATTTTGAAAAGCGGCGCGCGCATCAAGTTTCTGGCCCGCACCCGGAACGGCGGGCGCGGGCAGCACGGAGACCTTTTGATTTTTGATGAGGCACAGGAGCTGGACGAAACGCAGCAGGGCTCGTTTTTGCCGGCCATCTCTGCCAGCCTGAACCCACAGACCATTTATGCAGGCACGCCGCCGGGGCCGGACTGCGCGGGAACGGTTTTCCGCAGCCTGCGCCAGCGCGCGCTGGAGGGCGGCTTGAAACGGACGGCGTGGTTTGAATTTTCGGTGAAGGACATTGGGGATGTGAAGGACAAAGGGCGCTGGGCGGCCACGAACCCCGCGCTGGGGCGGCGCATTCAGCTTTCCACGATAGAGGGCGAGGCGGAGCAGCTGGACGCGGACACGTTTGCGCGCGAACGGCTGGGCTGGTGGA